TTGTGCGCATTGTCACCGATCCTGTCACGGGCGCATCGCGTCCGGTCAAGGCGTTCTGGATCGGCAATGACGGCACGTTGAAAAGCACACTCACAGCGCGCAACAAACAATCCGACGCCGCCATTTTTCGCGCCATTCGGGATGGAACAACCCTGCCCCAGACGGCCATTGACAGGGCCGCGCAGGGATATTCCAACAATCTGTTGCGGCAACGCGGCGAAACCATCGCCCGCACAGAAACTATGAGGGCTTTGAGTGCAGGGCGGCATGAGGCGGTCGCGCAGCTTATCGAAAACCCGAACAATGATGTGCGGGCTGAGGATAAAAAGGGCAAGTGGGACGCCACGGGTGATGCTAAAACGCGACCGACACATGCAGCAGCCGACGGTCAGGTGGTGGCATATGGGGAGCCGTTTATTGTGGGCGGCTTTTCGCTGATGTTTCCGCTCGACTCAAGTATGGGCGCACCGGCGTCTGAAATCGTAAATTGCAGATGCTACGAGGAAATCATAATCGACTTCTTTGCGAGGCTGGAATAATGGCGAAATATACATGGGCCCAGCTTGACCAGTGGACTAAAAAAACCGAACGCCGGATTGATGCCGTGCTGAAGGACGCGACGCAATCTGTCGTGGCTGTCGCGCAAGTCACCAAGGCCAAAGGCGGACGCATGCCTGTTGACACGGGCAACTTGCGCAACAGCCTGCAATCGTCAGTGGCTGGCGGTGCGTCGGGAGAGGGCGAGGAATCATATATCATGATCGCTGCCAGTATGAAGGGCGGCGATCTAGCAACATTTACTTGGGGTAATGGCGATGTTCCATACGCTGCAGCGGTGAACAACGGCCGCAATGGCCGCCCCGGCGCACACTTTGTCGAGGGTGCCGTCGATCAATGGCCCGCGATTGTGAGGGCGTCTATCGCAAAAGCAAAGGCACGGGTCGGATGAATCACAAAGACATCAAAACAGCCCTGCGCACACGCTTGGCCGCCACACCGTCCGCCCCGCCGATTGTATGGGGTGAAAATGCGCCTGGTGTCTGGGACGCAGGCGCGCTGCAATACGTCACGCCGGATCCGCCTTATTGGTTGGCGTATTTCACCATGACGCCGCCGGAGCGTTTGGGATTGTCCAAATCAAGCCGGATGGTCGTTCGGCTGTTTGTGGCAGTCTTTGTGCAAGAAGGCACGTTCGAGGATGAGGCTGACGACCAAGCGCAGCGCATCATCGACCAATTCCCCATTGACCTGATACTATCCGCCGGAGACGGTCAAATTCAGGTGGCAGATATGGGCGACCCACAGCCGGGCGCAATCGACGGCGCATACTTTCGCAAGAATGTGTCGATCCGTTGCCGCGCAATCTTTCAAAGGACACCTTAAATATGGACAAGAAAACATCCCGCGCAAAGGCTGGGCCGATCACAGGCGCGCGCATCGTCACAATGCCAACACCGACCGGCACGACACCCGCCATGATCTACAATGGCGATGTGCCTGAGAAGGGCGATGTCCTGCATTTTGCAATGTCCAACGGCGTCACATATTCCGGCACGGTGGCTGGCGCTATCGAAGCAGGCGGCGAAGTGCTTGTCGAGTTCAAAAACGGCCTGACGCCCCAAGCCTGACACCTTGAAAATTCACGCGCCTTGCCCCGCTTGCGGGGTTTGAGCCGTTCCGAAATAGGCACCCGCCTATCCCAGCGCCATGCGCGCACCCCCACAGAAAAGGAATAGCCCTATGGGTACCACAGAAGGCATCGGCGGGTTTCTTTCCGCCTCGGCGGCAGCTCCTGCCACATACGATGACACAGGCTACGCAGCCCTGACATGGACCGAAATTGGCGAAGCTGAAGAAATCCCTGAGTTCGGCCCGGCCCACGATTCCGTGACGTTTACGCCGCTGAAGACTGGAATTGTGAACAAGTATCACGGCGCGCTTAACTATGGCTCGGTGACTGTCCCCATGGCGCTTTCAGACGGCGACGCGGGCCAAGGTATCTTGCGCGCTGCGCTTGCCTCCAAAGATGAGATCAGCTTCCGCGAGACGCGGTCGGACGGGTCTATCCGTTACATCAGCGGCAAGGTCATGTCCTTTCCGTCTGGCCAGTCGGTCGGGTCTGTCGTGATGGCAAACGTGAACATTGAGTTCACCCGCGCTGAGGTGAACGTCGCCGCGCCTTAATCCTGCAAGCGCAGGCTAGGAGGTGCGTGGAGTGGTTCGCCGCGCGCCTCCGATTGAACCAGAACCCATAGGATAAATCACATGGATATGTTTGACACCGTTGCCGCTTCTGAAAAGGGCGCTTGGCTCCACCTCACCAACATCGCCACCGGGCTTCCGGCCTACGCGGATGATGCTGAAAAGAAGCCGATCCGCATTCACCTCATGGGGTCCGACAGCAAGGAAGTGCGCCAACGTGTGAAGAAGCGCGCTGCCGTGATGGTAAAGCGCCGTGGCACCAAAATGGACGTTTCCCGCATGTCGGAAGGCGAAATCATGGCGCTGATGGCCGATGGCGAAAAGAGCAAGCTGGGAGACGCGGTGGACGCGACATTCGGCTGGGAGAACCTATCCCGCGACGGCAAGCCCTTGGATTTCTCCGCCGAAAACGCGGAATGGCTTTATAGCCGCTATCCCGCGATCATGCGTGAGGTTCTGGCTTTCCTTGAGGGTGAAGCTAATTTTTTCGAGAAGGCCTAGAGGCCCTTTGTCTCTGGGCGCGTCAATCCGCTTGGCTATCAACGCCGGCTAAGGGCCTCAAGAAAAGTCGCGCCGATACGTTAGCGCGGCACGGCGGTATTATCGAGTTCCCGCCAGTGCCTGAGTGTTTCGATCACTTGATCCCAATGTTCCTGAGGGTCGGGCCAATCATGCAAACAGGTATAGGCGAGGTCGCTGTTCCTTATTCCGAAATCAGGGCTTGGGTCTTGGTCTCGGGCGAGGAATTAGAGGCGCATGAGCCTGAGTGGCTGCACAAAATGTCATCCGCGTTTGCGGGTGAGATATCACGGGCGCGGGATGAAGATGTTCCCCCGCCGTTTGAAGGGTCCAATTTATGACTGATCTCGCCACACTTGGACTTGCCGTCGATTCCCGTGGCGTTCGCACGGCCACTGGCGACTTGGACCGCTTTGGGCGCGCTGGCGCTGGCGCGGAGCGTTCAGCAGGCAAGGCTAAAGGCGCGTTTGCGGGCATGGCTGGGGGCGCGCTTAGGATGGCGGCATCAATTGGCCTTGGCATTTCTGCGCTTACCGCTCTTACTGGTGCTTTTAGGGCTACGCAGCAATATGCTGTAATGACTAACTCACTGCGCGCAATTGGAATGTCTGGCAGCGAAGCTGCTGCGGCGCTTGAGCAGATTGGGGATATTGCAGCAAGAACACGTGCGCCGCTTGAGGCCACAGCGCAACTGTATCAGCGGATCAGCATTGCGGGCCGTGACCTTGGGGCATCATCTTCTGACGTGCTGCGGTTTACCGAAAACGTGGGACTGGCACTTGCTCAAGTTGGCGGCGGTGGTGCGGCGGCATCGGGCGCACTGTTGCAGCTATCCCAGGCCATGAGCGGCGGCATCGTGAGGGCTGAAGAATTTAACAGCATCCTTGAGGGCGCATTCCCGATTGCGCAAGCGGCGGCAAATGCCATTGAGGGTGCCGCTGGGTCAGTTGGCCAACTGCGTAATATGGTTATCGCGGGAGAGGTTTCTAGTCGAGAGTTCTTTGAGGCGGTTCTTTCGCAATCTGACGCGCTAGAAGCGACGTTTGCCAATACGATCCCCACAGTATCTGGTGCCTTGCAGGTTTTCCGCGATCAAATGACACTTTCCCTTGGGTCGCTTGATTCTATGGTTGGCGGTAGCGAATCTTTCGCGCGAGCGATCATTCTAATGGCCGAAAACCTTGATGTTGTCGGCACAACATTGGGCGTTGCGGTTACGGCGTTTGGCGTTCGATACGTGGGCGCGCTGGCACTTGCGAAGATTGCCACGTTTACTTTTGCGGGCGCGCTGGGAATACTCAAGACGGCGCTGATCACCACTGGCATCGGGGCGCTTGTGGTCGGGGCTGGTTATCTGGTGGCGATGTTCGGGCGGTTAGTTACAGCAACCGGCGGGTTTAGTAACGCAATGACGCTGGTCAAAGATGTCGCGGTTGAGGCGTGGGAACGCATTGGCTACGCCAGCTTGGCGCTGGACTTCAAAGTCTCGGCAGCGTGGCAGGGTATTAAGGCGTCTGCGCTTGGATCGTTGGCTGGCATTGTTGGCGGATTGCCGGGCTTTGTGAACCCGACGATTGGCGCTTTTGTGGGCGCATATCAGGCTGTTGTCGCAGCTTGGGGCGCGTTGCCAGCGGCGTTCGCGCGCTTGGGCGCGCAGGCGATGAACGGTTTGATTGACGCGGTAGAGGCTGGCGTTGGCGGGCTTGTAACCGCGTTGAACGTGATCCCCGGCATTGATATTGGCGCGCCTGATCTTTCTAATTTCCGAGTAGAGGTAGGCGAGGCCGAAGGTGTAGTTGAGGCGGCGGGCAGGGCGTTCGAGGAAGCCTTCAGCCGCGACTATACGGGCGAGATGTCCAACGGTTTGCGGGGGGCGGCGGATGAAGCGGCGAACGCATCTGAGGTCATGGGCAACTTTGGGCGCGTGTTCACGGAGGCGGCGGGCGCGCCGATGGAAAGCATTGCCGCGCTTAACACGGTTATGGACGGAAACGCATCGGCGACTGAGGGCGCGGCGGCGGAAACTGCGCGGCTGCGCGAGGAACTGGACGGCATCGGCGGTGCAGAGGGCGGCGGTGGCGGCTCCGCAGGCGCAGCGGCGGAGGCTATTGAGGAGGCCACTACGTTCGCCGAAGGCCTAGCCGAGGCGTTCAAGGGTGCGCAGAAATCGGCGGCTGATATGGGCCGCGAGTTCGGTGGATCTGTTATCAGCGGAATTGAAAGCGTTTCCGATGCGTTCGGTGACTTTGTCGTCAACGGGTTCAAAGACTTCAAGGGCTTTGTGCAATCCGTGCTGGACAGCTTTAAGCAGATGATTGCGCAGATGATCAGTATGGCCGTGCGGTCGCGCGTCATGCGGGCCTTTGGCGCGGGTGGCACTGGCATCGGCGCGTCTGGTGGCGGCGTGGGGCAAGCCGTGGCGGGTGGCGTGGGCGGTGGGGGCGGTGGGTTTCTGAGCAACCTGTTGCGCGGCGGTGGCGGCGCGGGCGCAAAGGGCGCAGGCGGCGGTGCTGGTATGCTGGGCGCGTTTGGTACTGGTTCCGGGCTGCTAGGGCTTGGCGGTGGGTCAAGCATTCTGGGACTCGGTGCTGGTTCCGGTTTGGCGGCGGGCATCGGCTCATTAGGCGTGGGCGCAGGATTGGCCGCATCTCTCAGCGTGGCAATCCCTGTTATCGGCGCTGTGGCTCTAGCGTTCGCCGCATTCCGCAAGAAAACCAAGACTCTCGACACGGGCATCATGGCCACGGTCAACAACATGGACGTTCTGGTCGAGACCTTCAAAAAGGTTCAGACCAGCCGCTTCTTTGGCCTGTCCAAAAAGGTGCGCACGTCTACCAGCGCTGCGGATCGGGAAACAACCGACGCCGTCACCAGCATGGTCGATACGCTGCAAAGTGGCGTGATGGCATCGGCGGATGCGCTCGGGCTAGCGGCGAACACTTTTGACGGGTTTTCGCACCGTATGCGGATAAGCACGAAGGGCCTGAGCGACGAGGCGGCGCAAAGGGCGGTGATGGACGGTCTCACGGGCATGGCTGACGCTATGGCTGGCATGGTGGGCGGTCTGGACGGCTTTATGCAGGCGGGCGAGGGCGCGTCGGCAACGCTGGATCGTTTGGCCAGTAGCCTCACAACCGTCAACGCATGGATGGGCAACTTCCAGCTTCGCGCGTATGACGTGTCGCTTGCGGGCGGCGCGGCGGCGTCTGCCTTTGTGGACCTATTCGGATCACTGGAAAACTTCACCAGCGCAGCGGCTTCCTACTATCAGAACTTCTACACCGATGCGGAGCGGTTAGCCCGCGCCACGTCGGTGTTGTCGCTGGAAATGGCCAGCCTTGGGATTGACGCCTTGCCTGCCACGCGCGCGGCATTCCGGGCGCTGGTGGACGAGGCCGACGCTTTAGGCGATACGGACATGGTAGCGGCTCTTATGCAGCTTTCCCCGGCGTTCGCGGAAATCAGCGCGGGGGCCGACGCGCTCGGGGGCAGCCTGCGGGCGCTGGTAAATGAGGATCTGTTTGCAACTGGCCAAGACTACATGCGCGGCCTGTCCCGTGTTGCCAATGGGCTGACCTATGGCCCCAAGCAATCCGATGCGGAATTGCGCGCTGAGTTGCGGGCGCTTAACGTGTCGATGGAGCGGCTGATATCCTCATCGGAAATCACGGCGGGCAATACCGGGCGCGGGGCAGACGCGGCAGACGACACGCTGGCCTTCCAATTGGAGCAGACCCTATGACTCTGCGGATCATTGAGCCTTTCGCCATCACCGAGGGCAACATTGACAGCACAAACGTGGTGCTGGAAACGGCTTGGACGGCGGGCACATATAACCTTGGCGACGTGCGACGGGTGGGTGAACGGTTGTTTGAGGTATCAGCGGCAAGCACAACGCAGGAGCCGGGACTTGCCGCCTCAAACGAATGGTTTGACGCTGGACCGGCCAATCGTTACGCGGCGTTCGATCTGCAATTCGGGGCGGATCAGTTTCGCGTTGTTGACACCGTAACAAGTCGCGCGGACAGCATCACCTACACCCTGACCGGACTGCCACGGCTATCAGCTATAGCGTTCTTTGGGTTGCGTGCCACACAGATCACAATCGTTGGCACGCTGGACGCAACGGGCGACGTGGCGGACGTGACGTATGGGGTGCCCGACGCGACGCCATACGAAGGATCGTTCTGGCGATGGTTTTTTGCGCCTCAGTCTTTGCAGCGCACATATGCCAATTTTGAGATCAACATCCCAATCGGCGCAACCGTTGTGGTCACGATTACAAACACAGGATCGACGGCGGCGGTAGGCACGATTGCGATGGGCTTGGCTGACCTATACGGCGTTGTTGAGGTGGCATCTACGCTGGGCCTGCGCACTCGGTCGGTCAAGAAAACCGAAGGCACGCTTACGTCGCTATTGCGGCGGACACCTGCATCGCGCGTTGGCTATCGTGTTCACCTGAACGACTATAGCGCCGCGCCGTTCTGGCGAACAATTAACGATTTGGACGGCGTGGCGGCTGTGTTTGCTGGACCTGATGACAATTCTGAGTTTTTGGCATATGGTTTTGTTAGCTCTTGTCAGACAGTCGTAGACGTGCGCGGCATAACAAAAGTACAACTTGAAGTGGAGACGCTATGACCGCGCCAGTAATCAGACAATTCCTTGGAACCATCCCGGACAAGGGTCAAGCGCAGACCGCGTTCGATACGAACGTCGATGCGTTTCTCGACTGGCAGGCGCTGCAATTCGCGCCGGATTTGGTGGCGTTTGGAACGTTTGCCAGTGATACTGCCGCAGCGCTGGTGGCCGCAAACCTGCCGTCACTGACAGGGCGCGCATTGGACGCGGTGCGGGTAAACGCAGCGGCTGACGGCGTGGAATTTGCGGACGTGACGGCAGCAGGTTGGGAATTGCTGGACGATGCCGACGCGGCAGCACAGCGGACGACGCTTGGGCTTGGAAGCGCGGCCCTGATGGTGGACAGCGCCGATGCAGATTTGGCCGTTGATCCAGATGGAGCAGCGCGGCGCGATATTGTAGCATCTGCCATTGCTGCGGTCGCAGGCGCAGCCATTGGCGTAGGTCAGACTTGGCAAAACGTTGAGGGTTCGAGAGTTGCCAACACTTCTTATCAGAACACAACAGGTAGACCTATTATGGTTTTGATAAGATATGGAGACGGTAACGATGCTCAGTTTCAAGTTTCCTCTAATAATTCAACTTGGCTTGGAGTTCAAAATGGAAACAACAACGCAGATGGGAATATGTCAGCAATAATTCCAGATGGTTACTATTACAGGATAACTGCTGGCATATCTGGTCTAATTTGGGTGGAGTTACGCTAATGGAAAAAGGTTTCTTTCACCCCACCAGAGGTTACTGGCAGACTACAAACACGCCGCCGCAAAGCGTATTGGACAGCTACCCCGAGGGCACGATAAGCGTGCCTCTAAAGCCGGGGGCAGGCTACGAATGGGTGGACGGCGAGTGGGTCGCAGGAGCGCCGCCCTCCCCCTCTGCTTCCATGGTCACAGCAGAGCGCGACCGCAGGCTAAACGCTATGGCCGGGGCGTACAGCCCATCCGAGCGCGAAACGTGGTCTGTACAGATCGCGGAGGCCAAGGCGCTTGCCGATGATGATGCCGCCCCTGCACCACTTCTGCGCGCGCTGGTGTCTGACGATGCAACCGCGCTTGCCGCACTGGCCACCCGCGTTCTGGGTTTGGCGGATGCGTTCGCGGCTGCGTCGGGCGCAATCATGCGGGCGCACAACGTGCTGGTGGCGATGGACCCAATCCCCGCTGACTATGCCGATGATAAGCACTGGCCATGATGTTTGAGCGCGGCACGATGCGGCGCTGGCGGCTGACGCAGGACATCACGTGGCACGTAGGCCGCAAGGGCAACGGCTACCCCATCACGATCCACGCAGGGCGCGAGTTCGAGAGTAGTGTCCCGTTCTTTGCCCGCTGGTGGCTATCACGCGACGATCCGCGCTTCCTGCTGGCGGCTTTGGTCCACGACCACATGCTGGAGGTTGGCATCTATGGCCGTGGTCAGGCGGCGGCTGAGTGGTTCGACGGCGCTATTGCGGGCGGCGCTCCTGCGACCAAGGCAAAGGTTGCAGCGGTTGGGATTTTCATTTGGGCGCTATTCAGGCCGGGGGCAGTATGACGGACCAACAACAAAACGATGAAGGCTGGCACTTGGATAAGCGCGTGCCGATTGCGCTTATCATCGCCCTATGCGTCCAGACAGGCGGCGGCATTTGGTGGGCGTCAGGCATTAACACGCAGGTCATCCGCCATGACCGGGACTTGATCCGCGTGGAGGCGGTGGCAAACTCAAACCGCACGGCGGCGAATAGCCAGGAGGTGCAGGTTGCGCGCTTGACTGAGCAGATATCCGGGTTGCGCGAAGACATCGCCGCCCTTGTGCGGGCGCTCAACCGAGGCCCGTAACCCGGCCCGCGCGGGCTAACACGACACCCACATTCCCCACAACACAGGAGTCCGCTATGCGACCACTTAATGAAATCGTTGTGCATTGCACAGCGACCCGCCCCGCATGGTGGGCAACCCGCACTGTGAACCAAAAAACAGCGGAGGTCCGGCGCTGGCATGTCGATGATCGAGGCTGGTCTGACATCGGCTACCATTACCTGATCGACCGAGACGGGAAGATTGCCACGGGGCGTCCGCTGGAGCGCAAGGGCGCGCACGTCAAGGGCCGCAACACCGGGACGGTTGGGGTCGCACTATTCGGCGGCCATGGCGGCAATGAGAATGACCAGTTCTCGGACCACTTCACCCCAGCCCAAGACGTGGCGTTGCGGGGCCTAATCCGAAGACTGCAAAGCGATTACCCGACGATTGCCAAGATCAGCGGGCACCACGAATACGCCGCCAAGGCGTGCCCTTGCTTTCGCGTGGGGCCATGGTGGTCAAAAGACCAGCGCGCACCCGCCAGCAAGCCGCCCACGGCACCACGCGCACCCGTGACGCCCCAAGCCCCCAAGAAAGCGCCCACGGGCTTCATCGCGGTCGTCGCGGCGATCCTGCGCAAGATGAGAGGTGACGCATGAACTGGCTGACACGCAAGGTTTTCGGCAACGGGCACGGTATGGGCGCTCCGTTTTTCGATCAAACAGTGTACTGGCTCGTGGACACAAGCAACGGACGCAAACACAGCACGCCAGCGCGTTTCTATACGTTCCTTGGCGGCTTTGGCGCGCAGCTTACCAGCTTTGAGTGGGCGTGTCCTAAGCCTGGAACACGCCGAAAGCTTGCAGGTATGGATTTTGTGGTGTTCAGCACTTCGCGCGGGTGGGTGCGTGACCCGTGGTTTGGGATCGCAATCCTTCCGCTCATGTGGAGCGTTTCTTGGTCGGCCACGCACATCAAAGCGCATCACGGCATGGAGCCGATTAGGGCGATCAAATCTCGCCTTGGCGACCCGATGGCGGATTACATGGAGGTAAGGGCATGAGACCCATTTTCATCCTATGGGCGCGCTCTTTTTGGGGTGCGGTTGTGACTGCCGTTTTGGTTCTGTCGGAAGCCGACGACGCCACGGCCCGCTCGCTTGGCAGCTTTATCGCCGCTTTTGTCGGGGGCGATATGGAGGCTTGGGGCGAGGTGTTCTCGCATTTGCCGCCTGTTCTCACGCTGGCATTCACCTTGCAGCAGCGCAGCGGCGCGGCGCGGCCCTATACGATCAACCCAAATGCGAAGGGGGCTTTGTCATGATGCACCTTGCCGTTATGGTGTGCCTCGCCGCCGCGTCACAGCCCATGCAATGCCGCGTTTATGTTGCGCCCTACGCCCTCACAAAGGCGGCATGTGAGGGGCAGATAGAGGCGCGGCTGGACATGGTGCAGTCGGCGCTTGAAGTCGGAGGCTACGGCCCGCTCATCGGGCTTATCGAGGGCTGGTGTGAACCCGCCACCGATGCGCCGGGCGTGTCGATATGAGCATTCTAGAAATCATCATCGCGGCCCTCGCCTTTGCGGGTGGGCTTGCCGTCTACGCGCTCACGGGCGGGCGTATTCAATTTGGGCGCGGAAAGCGCGCGGGAAAGCAGGAGGCGGAGCATGACGCACTATCAGACGCATTCGAGCGCGAAGAAGCTGGCAGGGACGCCGTCGAGGCTGGCCGCAATTCTGGCATGTCTCCTTCTGAGCGCGTGCGGCGCAATGACAAGCGTTGACGCCGGGTGCCGTTCCTACGCAGAGGCCCGCCTTGCCATGCCTGACGCCGCTGCGTTGGACGTGATCGGCGCGTGGGGAGTTTGGGTTGCTGACTTGGACGACCGCATGGCAGGGACGTGCCCATGAAATCCCCGCCATAACGGCGGTGTGCGCGACTCCCGGCGCGCGTTATCCGGGGAGCCCTTCACCGGCTCAATTCAGATACTTGCCCGCGCTGTCCACATTGGGCGGCGCGGGCTTTTTGCGTTTTGGGCGGTCCCTTTGTGTCAGTCTGTGTAAGTTTCAACTATAAAGGCGTGAACAGTGCCCGCAGTAGGGTCAATCTTGAGCCATTTAAGGGTCGGATAAAACGCTGCATCCATACCTGTGCGCCCGTCGTTGTCGTCTTTCTTGCGGAAGTTTTGGCAAAGAGAACGGACCAGATTTTCTGCCCAATCCCGCTGAGACTTGCGCATGTCATCTGGCTTCATTCCGACAAACAGGTTTCCGGCACTGCGTAATGCTTCTTCTTTCGTTATTTGCGCCTCAACATCGCCGTGCATGACCCACGGAACCATGCCTTCCTTGCCATATGCTTCTGACGTTACCGTGATCCGGTATTCTCGCTCAGTGTCAGCGTAGGCTTGCGGTTGGCCTGATCTGAGCGTCTCAACCTCGTAAGTCTTCTTCATTGGTTTGGTCCTTTACTGGTCTAGCTGTGGTGGATTCTGCCGTGGGCAGGGCGGCGCAGGAAAGTCTACAAGGTCGCAATGCTCGCTGACGGCGGCTTCGCGCTTATCCAGTAGATCGTTGACTATGGCGCAGAATGTGGCCTGATCGATGCGTCCATCCGTCATCTTCGAGAGGCGGTTGCGCCCGAAGGCGGCGCGCACACCATCACCCCATTCGACGGCGGATTCCTCAACATCTTTTCTCATCCATGCGATCACCTTGTCGATACTCTCTACGGCCTCGACGGCGCGCGCTGCGGACTTTACCTCTGATGTGCTGGCCATTGATGTATCCTTTGAATGTTAGAAATGAATCTTGTCAACTTTGCCGCGCATAATGGCGTCTTGAGCAACAGCCAATCGCTTCAAATCATAGATTGCAGATTGAATATTTCGCTCAGCTTCGGCAATATTTTCTTGGAGTGAAACGCGCATGAAGGCGGGGCTGCGCCGTGCGCCGCGCTTTATGAGGGTCTTAGCCCGCGTGTCGTTACTATGACGCATGACGATTAAGTCTTCAGGGTCATAGAAGTCCTCGCGGTCGGAAAATACGTCAAGTTCATTGCGGTTACCCAACAATTTAAGCTCTACCTTTTCAGCGGATAGATAACTATTATCAGTTGGCCCGCTCCCCCAAAAGGTATCGAACAGTTTTCCGCCCTCGAAAACGGCGATCTGAGACTTGCAGTGGTAATCGCCAGATGGCGCGGCGCTGTCACGTTCTGGGTCGCGCCACTTCCATCGGTATATGTCGCCTTCTTTCATTGATCTGGTCCTTTGTGAGATTACCGTTTGACTGAATAAAAGAGCAGGCCCACATTGGGCTATCTCCATGCTCCACGCATGGCGGGATAAGCTGGTTTAGGTGGCTTGATGTCACGCAGCGCTACGATCCGCCGCCCGCCTAAAATCCTTGCAACCCTAAACGCCACGATCAATAGCTATCTTCGAGTTCACAGTTCCCTACTGCTCATTTATTCAGTCATTCGGTCCTTTTATGTCAGGCGTTTGCAGGGTCATCATTGCGACCCCTAAAGTAATTTAGCGCACTCTCTTCGGCGAACGTGCGGATGACTTCATAGACGTCTACACCTTGCTCTTCGGCAATGCTGCGGATGCGTGCTTTTGCCTTATCGTCAAGCGCAATGGGAAACTCTGGTTCGGCATTCATTTCGCAAAGCGCGTTGTGCAATGCTTCATACGGTTGAAGGTCTGGCATATCATCGGTCCTTCTTAACGGGGGTGTGGCGGCTGGCTTAGTGCCAGCCCTTCTTTGCGGAAAACGCGCCTTTTGCCTCGCCTTTGTTTGTGCTGACCTTGGCGACGCCACCGTAAGTGTTGGCCAAAAATTCAGCCTGATCGCGCGCCGCCATCTCAGTGTCAAAGCCTGTGGCGAGGGAGCGATTTTTGCGGGTTGCGGCGCTGTTTGCAAAGTAGCGTGTCATTTCTTTGGTCCTCTCGGGTGGTGTTCGGTGCGTCTATTGTGTTCGTTTTTAGACTATTGCGCTACTGCGCGCAAGGTGCTAATTGTCCACCATGAGAATTATCGCATACCTCTTTGACCGCCCCCGATCTGCCGCGTCTCACATGGACGTGAAGCCGGAAAACGTTTTCACCGACGCACCGGGAACGCAGCGCGCGGATTTGTCGGCGCTGGTGGACGGCGGCGGCATACGGCGTGGCGACGTGGTACGCATCTGCGCCTTGGCTGATCTGGGTCACGGTGCCGCCAGCAAGGCCATGCAGGGGCGCGTTGAGGCGCTGGGGGCCACTATCGAGGTGATGCCGCCTGCGCCGCGCCAGAGGGCCAGTAGGCTATCCAAGGCACACCCACGCCGCGCCGATATGTGTGCGGTCTGGTGGTCCGCGCTGGATCAGGCCGACGCGCTGGCCAAGATCACAGACATGGCGGGTCAGCCCGTCAACCGCAATCAGGTGAACCGGCTTTGCAATCTGAGCCGGAACCCCGCCGATAGAACGCTAGATTGAAGGAGGCTGACTGATGCGGCGTGGCAAATCCACACTGACCGTGACTGCGGAAGGCGGCGTTGTGTGCCTGAGCGCCAAGATGCCGGGCAGTGGGGCCGTGTTTCGGCTATCCCCCGATCTGGTGGAGAAGGTAGTTGTTGAAATGATGACCGCCGCCGCCGTCGCGCGCGCGCAATTTGTAGATGCACGCGTCCATTCTGAGGAGCGAGAGTGATGGATGCGCATGAAAGCCCTCTGGCCCAATCAAAGCGGCTGACGGAAGAAGCATGGGCGCGCGTTGACGTGTTCAACTCGGCGCTGAACGAGATTGAGCGCGACCGACCCAAGCCACAGCAAGAGCGCCGCCAGATGAACCGACTGGCTCAGAAGGGCTGTTCGCAATTTGTAGAGCGTTGCTCGACTGTCGCCTAAGTAGGCTGTCGCGTCGGCTAAGCTCAAAAGCCGAGGCGGCACACCCTTCACCGAAATAGTTTCTAGTGCGTTGTCTGTCCGTTGCATTCATTTGCTCCGTCAGTCGGTATTGACTGCAGGAGTAGAAGCGCAGGCCAAAATTGGCCCGTAAATTGGCCCGTAAATTGGCCCGTAAATTGGCCCGTAAACGGCCAGAAACGGCCATTGACGTTTTCTGGGCCAATTATCGGGGCCCTTTCGGTGCTCCGCGACGCTTCCAGTAGTCAGGGGAGAGTCTTGCCTGAAGGTTATCTACCCGATCCCGCGCGATGTCGTCTGCCATGTCAGTCATGGGGTGGCCTCGACAATACTTGCAAGCGCCCGCAAGGTGGCTGCGGTTTCCTCTGCGTGTTCAGCAGAGACGTACCAGCCCGAGGCTGTACCAGAATTACCGGCGTTCCTGTGCGCCTCTGCTATCATCATGCTTTCGGCTGCCTTTTCGTCTCGCTCGGATGCAATTTCTCGCGCCTTGGCGATAAGGCTGTCATGTTTTGGCATCGTCTCATTCCTTTCTATGTGCGTCCTGGCATGGGCTGGGACCGCGTGGGGGCTAGTCGTTAGGCAGGCGGATCAGGCCGTCTTGGCGTCTCCGCAGTAGCGTTTCGATCAAGGCGCGTGTGAGGTATTGGTAATTGAGGCTGTTACGTGCATGGCTTCGGCGCTCCGAGAGGCAGGCGCGCAAATTCTCACGGGCGGTCATGTCTTTGCTCCTTCGCTGGTTTTGCCTTGGGTTTTGCTGGCGTCCAAAATCTGGCGGGCCAGAACGACGTCGGCATATGGGTACCGCACCGAATGGCGCAGGATTTCGTCGCAGGCAGCGCGGATCACATCGCACGGCGTCGCGGGGTTGGTGGATAGGGCGTAGAGGTCAGTCACATCAGCCACCCCATGCCGTGCGCGACCCAAAGCCCCGCAACAGGCCCGCCAAACAAACAGAGCGCGGCTATTGTGTCTGCAATCCAGTTCCAGATGGTCATGCCGTCACCTCGTGCGCTTCGAGCGCTTCGAGCGCAACCCGGAGGCCATTCACGTCATCGCAATGGACCAAGTCCACCAGCATCCCGTGCAGTTCGCGCCACTCGTCAAAGTTCATGGTTTCGGGGTCGCATTTGCGGATTTTGGCAAGGAATTGGCGCTGTTGTTCGGTGTTCATTGCCCCACCTCCACGTGCGACACGTCGCCAAACAACGCATCGTCGTTGGCCTGACCGCGCTGGCGAACCTCAGCAGCGGTGTAGCCGTCGTAAGCGGCCAATCCGCCAAACCCGCCCACATTGCAGCGACGGCATGGCTCGGAAATCTTGAACAGGTGAACCATGCCAGTGCCTCCGCACTTGTGGCAGGTGCCCATGTCGGAGATGCTCATAGCGTGAGCCTCTTGCCGTGCGGGGGCGGTGATTGCAGTGTGGGCGGTCATGTCGGTATCTCCTTTTGGAGCGGGGCGTCAACCCCGCGTGTGGGGTTAGTAAGGCTTTTCGACTTTACCTTGGTCTTGGAGGCTTTTGACCTTGAATAGGCCGTCAAGAACTGTGTCCATCTGTGCTGCCATATGCGCGCGGAGCCCATCTTTTAGGTGCCCAGTAACGTTCAAAGCGGAGGCCTTCATGCTCTCGGAAAAGTCCGAAGAACAAATTACGGTCATCAAGTATTCTGCTCGCGTCAGGGTGTTTCCGTAGGTTGAGCTTGTGGGCTTCCCACTGCTGTCCACGCGCTCCGACCAATAACCGCTAACAAGCCGGGCAAGCTCTTTTGAGATTGAGGTTTTCTCCCCCTCACGTTTGCCCCACTGGTCAACCTTGCTGTATTCCCGCTCAAAGCCATCCTTTATGGCGGCGTCCAACGCCTCTTGAATGAGGGCGTCAGCATGGTCTGCGAACATCTTATCGATGCGGGATTCTACACCCGCGCGGATGCCGGTCAGGTAGCGTGAGTAAGCCTCACCCTGATCTGCGCCAAGGATTTGATCTACCGCCTCAGCAATAATTGCGGCTTCTAGCTTTTCTGGTTTGATGTCTAAGTTCATGTCGATGTCTCCAACTCGGCAAGGCGCTTCATGTCCGCCAGAGCAGCATCATTCCCGCATAAAAAATCGGGGCACCCGTCGCGCTGTAAATATTCAGGGTCGCTTGCGGCGTAGATCGCCATGGCAGCGGCTGGTGTGCCAATCTCAGCTTCCAGTTTAGCGCCCGCCTCGCCCGCCAGCGTCGTTACCCATCCGGCACGGCAGTGCGTTGTCCCACATGAGTGCCAACGGCCCATATCCAGAGATTCCGGTGTTTGGGTTGACGCCTCGTATACCGCTGTATGAATATTGGGGATAATGGGAACCCTCCCAAAGTACGCGCCTTCGAGGTGCGCGCCTTTGAGGTACGCGCCTTCGATGTGCGCGCCTTCGAGGTACGCGCCTTTGAGGCTCGCGCCTTCGAGGTGCGCGCCTTTGAGGTACGCGCCTTCGATGTGCGCGCCTTCGAGGTACGCGCCTTTGAGGCTCGCGCCTTCGAGGTGCGCGCCTTTGAGGTACGCGCCTTTGAGGTACGCGCCTTCGAGGTACGCGCCTTTGAGGTCCGCGCCTTTTCCCACAGCAACCTTGATGGCCAAGCCGAGCTTGAAGTTTGCGGCTTGTCTTTCGTCGCATTCGATTTCGGCGGTGAAGATCACCCGCCCCGTCCAGCGATGTTTGATTTCGTATTTCATGTCGGTGTCTCCTCAGTTGTTGGGGGAACTATGGCCTAGGATATTTCCTAACGCAACACTAAAACAGGAAACTTCCTAATATATTTTCGCGCGATTGCGGTGCGAATTGGAAGTTTCCTGTTGCAAGACGTTAGGATGTTTCCTAATGATGTGGCATGAACATCGCAGTGAAAAACCCCGAGATAGTGAAGCTGGTGGCCGAGATTGATCGCTACCGCGCGCTTAGTGGCATGTCCAAAACCGCGTTTGGGGTCTGGACTGTCAATGACCCGAACCTGTTGCGAGACCTTGAGAATGGCCGCGACCCCAGATGGCCCACGATTGAGGGCATCCGCGCAAAGATGAATGCCGCGCCGGTTGGGGGTGCAGCATGACCTCCCTCACCCCCAAGCAGCACACCGTCCTCGCCCGGCTATCGGACGAGCAATGGCGCACCGGGCGCAATCTTGACGCGCACCCGAAGGTGTTGGCCGCGCTCAACGAAAAGGGCCTCATTCGCGGGGCTGATTTTGGCAGGTTCGGGACGCAAGGCGAAAACTGGACGATCACGCCCAGTGGCTTGGCCGCGCTGGCCAATGCGGAGGCGGCAGCATGACCCAGCCTCCAGAGCAAACACTATGGCAAGCTGTTTTGTTTAACGCAGTTATCGACGCTACCGCCACTAAGCCCACGCGCAAATCCTACGAGGTCCTGTCCAGAGCTGCCGCCCGAAAATGGATAGCCGAAGCGCGGCGTGATTTTCAGTGCGTGTGCATATTGGCCGGGCTCGATCATGACTTTATCCACGAAGCTTACATGAGCGGCAAAATTGATCGAGAGGCCCTAAAAGCAGCCTCAAAGGCGGCAGCATGACCCCCACGCACCCACACGCACCCGCCTGCTACCTATCGGCGGAGTGCGATAGCGCGGCCTCCTCAGCCTCCCCTGAGTTGCGCCGCGCACCAACACCGAGCGCAGCGGTGTCTCTGCGCAAAGCCTCCCTGTCAACTCCCCTCGGCCTACGGGCTGAGGGCTTTTATTCAGGCGACACAGACGCCCGCTTGGCCCGCGCCGTGTGGTTCTGCGCGTCCACCGACGAACACAACGCACGGCGGGCGGTAGAGCGGGCACGGCAGTCCCACAAAGCCACACGCCAGCTAGAGCGCAAGTGGGTCAAGGCAAAGGCGCGCCTGGCGCAAGCGGAGGTGAGGGTATGACCCGCGCAGAAATCCTAAGAGACGCCACCCAAGCCGTGACCGTGGACCGCGCAGCAACGCACGGCAGCGTGAAGGACAACTTCACGGCGCTGGCGCGGATCTGGTCAGGCCGTCTCGGCGTAAACATCACGCCCGCGCAAGTCGCAATTATGATGATTGATCTCAAAACAGTGCGCGCTTGGGGCAACCCCGGCCTCGCCGACAATTGGGTGGACATGGCAGGCTATGCCGCTTGCGGTGGGGAGGTGGCGACCGATGGCAAATCCTGAGTTCAAAATCCAAGTGGCGATTGTCAAATACCTGCGCGCCGTCATGCCGCGCGCAATCGTCCAGCACAGTGTCAATGAAGTCAACACACGCGGCAAGGCCGGCATGGCTCAGGTTATGCGCCAGCGCGCAGCGGGCGTGTTCAAAGGCTTCCCCGATTTGGTCGTGCTGGCACCCAATCAGACGTTCCTTCTTGAGGTTAAATCGAAAACGGGCCGCACAACAGACGCCCAAAACCAAGCGCACGAAATGCTGCGCGGCATCGGCTATCCCGTGGCCGTCGTCAAAAGCGTCGATGATGTGCGCGACTTCCTGATCGCAGAAGGCATCCCGCACAATGAGGTGCGCTATGTTTAGAATCGACACCGGGGCGCCCGAACCGACTTGGCAGGCAAAGTCTGCCGTTGTTGACGACAGCCAGCGCATTTCCTTCACCACCTTCGCCCGCGCGGATCGCAGCAAGCGGCAAGTTATCGAACAAATCGAAGGCTTGGAAACCACGCAAGAGGTTGACGACTACCTCGCTGCCGAAAGCCTGATGATCGACGCGATATTTATGTTTGACAATCGCATGGGCGAGGACGTTACTGAGGCGGCAATATTTCAGACAGCAATTCTGGAAGCCGGAAACGACCCGGCCCCCGATACGGGTGCGCCCGTGGCAACCACGCCAACAGCGCAAACCAACGTTTTGGGGAAAAATTTCTGATGTATGATTTTGTTCAAATATCGGGATTCCCGAATAATTACATCACGCAAGAAGGTCATGTTTATTCGACGCAGAGCGGGCGGATGCGCAAGAGGAAGAATTATAAAGCCAAAAACGGCTATGAATACATCATGCTTTACCGCACCCAAGATGGTGCAAAAGTGAAAGATAATTTCCTAGTTCACCGGCTTGTTTATCAGGCTTTCGTCGGGCCTCTACTGCCCGATATGGTGGTTTGTCACATTGACGGAGTCCGCGACAGCAACAGGCCGGAAAATCTTTTGCAGGCAACTCAGAAGGTTAATTGCTCCCATAAAAAGATGCACGGGACACATGTGCAAGGAGAGCATCACCATCATGCAAAGTTTAGCAATGCCCAACTTTCTCAGGTTCTCGACAGCATTAAAAATGCCCGTCGCACAGCCACCGGGCAATTAGGCCAAGGCGAAGTGCCGCGCATAGCCAAGGTGTGCGCCGTTTCCGAGAGCAGCGTCTACGTCGCCTCAATGGCCTACTCAAGAAACAACGGTCTAACAGACCTGAATGATTTGCGGAAACTTCCGTAAATGCCGTGACTTTTCACGGTTTAACCGCGCTACGGCGCAAACGAAAAACAAGGAAAACACATTATGTCTTTTACAATCGACACAGGCGACACAGGCGGCTCCATGGGGCCATGGATGTCTTGGACCTCGAACGGATCTGCGATGAAGGGTTTCGCGCCCAAGTCTTGGGTTTTGCGGGGCAAGGACGAGAACGACGAAAAGTTTGAGCGTGTTGTTGATGCCTTTGCCAGCGGGTGCGTCCTCGATTTGGACACACTGCAACTCGGCTGGATGCGTGACGGCGCAACAGGGCAGGCCCCAGAAAAGAAATGGAACCCGCACTTTTCGCAGGCAACGCCACGCCCTGACGAAAGCAAAAAGCCCTCCGGGGCCTATGCTTGGGGAGCGGCCCTGTCCATCCGATGCGCAATCGGAGACGGCCTAGCCGCAACTTGGGAGCAGGCGTCTTTCGGCTCCTATGACGCATTCTCGAAGCTGTCCAAGCAGATCGCAGCGGAATGGACGGAAAAGTCGGACAACGGGCGGTTACTGCCGCTGGTCAAACAAACCGGCGTTGATACCCAAGTGCTAAAATCCGGGGCCAGCAACAAGCCTGTCTTGACCGTCGTGCAGTGGGTCGAGCGCCCTGATTGCCTCAAAGCCGACGCGCCGACAATCGCCACAGAAGTCGCACCTGCACCCGTTGAAACCACACCCACACCAACTGCCACAGCAGGAGGCTTCTAAACCACCCATCTAAACCAGCCCCGCGCGGAATGATCTGCGTGGGGCCTACCCCACACAACGAGGCGCAATCATGCAACTCTACATGAACGACAACGACCCAGACCAAGTAACCAACTGCGCCGCATTCGAAACCTTTATGCGCCGGTTCGAGTGGGCCACATTCTTTCAACCCAACCCCCAAAAAGCCCCGTGGCACGTCCAGTGCCGCGTTTTGAATGGGGCTACAGGCAATGTCCGCGTTCTCAACTTCTGGCCCCACAAACTAAAAGGCCAGTATTTTGGGCCGTCTGTTGAGGGCATGGCGGGTCTGTGCAGCATTATGGCCGAGGCCATAGAAGACAGCGCCGAAGACTTCGTGGTCATAGAATGATGGAGCCAGCAAGCACCGCTCTGTTGCCGGATGCCGTCGGCATCCGCCGCGACCTTACTTACATGACGGCCCGATGGGGCGAATTAACCGCCCCCGCCGTCTTTGAAATCCGCGCGTTCAAAGAAAACGCAAAGCCACAAATCGCCAAGTTTAGCCCCGCCGACATCGAGGACGCCGTGGCGTGGGTCGAATCAATGAACGACCTTGGTTTCAACATCTACGCCGTCCGCAATCCCATTAGGGCCGACGTATCGGGATCAGCCAAGGACGAAGACATCCTTGCGAGCTTCTTTCTTTGGGCCGATTGCGACGAGTTGGAAAGCGCCAACAACGTCAAACAATGGACCGGCCCGAAATACGTGGCGGCAGTCTTAACGGGGTCTATCCCTACAGTGCGGGTCCACCTTTATTGGGAACTGGAAACGCCCACCACGGATCTTGCCGCATGGCGCGACACACAAAGCGCCATAGCCGCGCACTTCGGGTCCGACAGGTCAGTGATCAACCCAAGCCGCATCATGCGCGTGGGCGGCACCATCTCCTATCCCGCCACACACAAGCAGGAACGCGGCTACACCAAAGAGATGTGCTCGATCCGCACCCAATACGACGACACACGCGCCCCCGTGACCATCGATCAAATGCGCCGGGCATTCGGGTCCACACCAGCGGCCACGGCCCCCACAACGGGTCTGCACATCGACACGGGCGCAATTGAGACGCTGGACCGCGAACGCACCGCCATACAGGCGCTTTCCGGCAGCGAGTGGAATATCGCCGTGCTGAAGCTGGTCGGCAGCTACGTGCGCAAATCCCTGTCTGATGGCGAAATCCACGCCCTGACGGCCCCCCTGACCCTGCCCGGCTATACCGTCGAAGATACCCGGCGCGAAGTGCAGGACATGATTAACCGGACGCGGGCGAACCCGAAATTCGAGGCGGCTGAAAAGCCCGCGCCGAACTTCGATCATGCACCGAGCAATGCCACCAATCCTGATGTTGCCCCGAACAGTGGCCCTGCATGGAGGATGCAAAGCGCGGCTGAGTTCACCGCTGATTTTGTGGCCCCTGAATACCTGATTGACGGCGTAATCCAGCGCGGGCGGCTCTACACTCTGACTGCCCCAACAGGCAGCGGAAAAACCGCTGTTATGCTTTACGCGGCTGACGCCATGGCAAGCGGGCAGGACGTGTGCGGGCGCGAAACCGAAGGCGGTGACGTGATCTATATGGCGGGCGAAAACCCCGACGATGTGCGGGGCCGCATTATCGCTACATTGGAGCGATCAGAAACGCCTGCGGCGCAAAGCCGTATGCACTTCATCGCCGGTACATTTTCGATCCGGCAGGACATGGCGCTGATCAAGGAAAAGCTGGCAAGCCTGCCAAAATGCAACCTTGTTATCATCGACACCCTCGCAGCCTACTTTGACGGAGACGACAGCAACAGCAACGCGCAAATGCTGGACTTCGCAAGAGTGCTTCGCAAGATTACCGAGGCCCACGGAAAGCCCGCGGTTATTGTTCCAGCGCACCCCGTCAAAAACGCCGCCAAAACAAACCTAACACCCATGGGCGGTTCAGCCCTCCTAAACGAGGTGGACGGCAACCTGTGTCTTTGGAAGCGAGACGCGGCGGTCGAAATGCACTGGCAAGGCAAGCACCGAGGAGCAGACTTCGAGCCGCTGATGTTTGAGATCGAAACGGTGAAATCAGAGCGGATCAAAGATGCCAAAGGCCGCATGATGCCGACCGTTCTGGCAAAGCCTCTCCTTGAGACGCGAGCAATGGAAATTGCCAAAACATCACACACCATAAAAGAGCGCTTAATTCTCAGCATAGAAAACAGCGATTGCCTCTCCATGACGCAGCGGTGCGTTGATGTTGGGCTGATTGGCGCAACCGGAAATGCGCAGAAGTCCACGCTGGTTCGTAGACTGGTCGAACTCAAGGATGAGGGCTTGATCAAGAGCATTTTGAACAACTGGTTCTTAACCGACAAGGGTCACAAGGCTGCGGAAATCATTCACGGCGGCGGTTCCCCCGTGGATTTGGAGGCATGATTGTGGCCGTTCCACTACACAACCCAACCCCCGCTAAGTCATTGTTTTTAAACGATCCGACTGGAACGATTTGCCGTCCCAAAACATGCCTCTGGAACGGCACTGGAACGCGGAACGTTCCACTGGAACGATCCGGAACGGCTTCGGCGCAAGCCATTGAAAAAAAAGAGGAAACACTGGAACGGTCGCCGTTCCGTTCCGGAAAATTGCACACTACCGTTCCACTCCCCCCCTTTCTTAAAGGGGAGGGAGGGGTGCGACGGGAAGATGCCAGCCAAACAATAAATGAGGAAAAGCTATGAGCCGCCATTACCGCCATCACACGCAGCCGCCCACCTATGGCAAGAGCGCTCCCGCCGACATCAACACCGCGCACGGACTCAAGGCGTTCGACGCGGCAAGCCGGGACATGGATATCAAATGGGGCGTCAGCCGCTTGGCTGAGTTGGTCAGCGTGGAGACCGCCCACATCTGGGACCAGACAATGGGCAACCTCAACAAAGCGATTGCTGGCACTGAGCGGCCCATAAGCCCACGTGCCGCGCAGGCGGATCTGACGGCCTGCGTTGAGAGTGCCCTAAAGGGCTTCGCCTACATGGATGCCGAGGCCGAGCGCATCGGCGCTGCCAAGGCTGACCGGTCAATCATCGAATACGACGACGGCCAGGGCTTTCGCTTTGGCATCGTCCGCGATGACGCGGATTGGCAAGCGGCAAAAGACGCCCGCTCAGACTTGAAGCTCTTCACGATGCGGGAAGTGTCTATGTCCCTGAAGGGTATCGGCGCGGGTGACGGCCTGCTCGGCATGGTCAAGGATAAATTCCCCAACGCTAAAATCACAGAAGTCCGCCCCAAATCCGAAAAACTTCCCGGCGCGTTCTGGCGCGACGGCAGCAACCGTCAAGGATTACCTGACAGTTCAAACTACGGCGGCGGCGCTGGCGGCGGGTACGGCACTGGCGGGGCAGGGGGTTCAGATATGGATGGGGAAGATATCCCGTTCTAAAGGTATGTCTTTACATATACCGTTTTAGGGTTATGGTGAACCCATGCCAAGCAAATGCAAGGTTTGCGGCGCGACCGAAAAAAGCGCTGAATTTTACAAAGGCGTAAACACCCGATGCAAGGAATGCCACAAGGAAGCGGTTAGGATAAACCGAAGGGAAAACGTTGATCGGTACAGGGCGTATGATGCCAAGCGATTCAAGGAAGACCCAAGGGTAATTGCTAGGCACAAGCGGTATCAAAAGACGGATGCGGGCAAGGCATCTTTGCAGGCGTCTAGGCAAAAGTGGGTAGATGACAATTCAGAGAAGAGAGCGGCGCATGTCATTCTTGGGAATAGGGTTAGAGACAGCAAGGTAATCAAGCCTGACCATTGCAGTAGGTGTGGGAAGTCTGGATGCCGCATAGATGGCCACCATCACGACTATGCGCGACCCTTAGACGTGGTTTGGCTATGCCGCCAGTGCCACGTAAACGAACACAAGGGAGATACCCAATGACCAGCACACCCAAGCGCCTGAGCGTATCTGGGCGCTTGGCCATGCTCTTCCCGCCCCACCGGAGGCCACACCCAAATAGAATTGCCCCGAAACCCAAAACATTCTTTTATGTGGCAAGTGCATTGCAGGGCTAGGGGCATACGGCAGGCGGGCCTGAAACCAAAGACACGAACGGCCCGCCAGCCACCCAACAACGGAGAGACGACAATGAACGCACAAACACCATCCAGCGCCGTGGGGGCCATCGGGTTGACGGTTGAGGCCGTGCATCCGGAGCATTGGGTTATTGGGAGGGCAGGCGCATGACCCGAGGCGCAGTCCTATGCCCGAACGAAACGCAGGCCATGGTGCTGGACATCATGAGCGACGGGCGGGAGCGCACATGCTCTGATCTGATGATCCCAACGGGTCAGGGTAAAATGCGCGTTGCAAAGGCGCTCGGCAGGCTCAAGGCGCTTGGTCTTGTTCGCCGCCAGATCGCCAATGACGTTCCGGTTTGGAGGCTGACATGACCGCCATATCCTCCATCTATCGGCACGGGCAACCTGCGCCCCGCACACCAGTGGAGGACAGCCTGGCATCCTTCGCAGCCTGCAATCTCGCTTGGCACGAACACGGGCTTCTTCTGATCCGCGTGGATGATGTGCGCGACGACTTCCAGAGGCAGGCGCTCACAAATTACGGCAACGCGAAATACGGCAAAAGGAGCAAGTCATGGGCAAGGGCAGCAAATCCAAGAAGCCAAGGCGCAAAATGACGCCACAAGGCCGCGTCCAGGCGCAACCCGGCCAAATCGCAGCACTACCCCCAGAAGGGCGGCAATCGGCTATCAGGCCCCCGCCAGAGCGGGCGCAACACGGCAAGGTGACAATCCCCACGGGGCCGGGGAGGCAGGAGGCCCCAGCGATGACAATCCACGACGCAGTGGCGCGCCTCTATGACCTCGGCCAAATCAACTATGCGCAGGAGCAGGCCGCGCGGCACATCCAAGAAGCGCACGCGGCATTCCGCGCGGAGCTAGGGCTATCAACGGGGCGGTCATGTCTTGATATCGGCCCGGTCGGGCATGACGAGGGCGACGGCAACGTGGAAGCCTACCTTGCCTATCGCCGCATAACGGAGCGCCTGACAACGTGGCAGCGCGGGGCAATCGAGTGGACCGTGTGCAGCGGAAAGACCCCCGGCAATCTGCCGCTATTGCGTGGCGCGCTGGACGTTGTGGCTGGCGCTTGACGCGGTTTTGAAGTTGGTGTATTGGTGATGTGACTTAGTGCGCCCGGTGGAAACATTCGGGCGCGTTTTGCGTTCCCGGCCAGGTACTCCCAACGGCCCACCCCACCGTATAGCACCACAATGCGCGCAAGCGTCAACGCCGTCTGGCCATAGCATTTGATGCGGCGAATTGGGGATGGGGTAACGCAGCAAGGCGAGGGTTAAATGACAGAATTTCCCGCCTATAAGGCGATTGCGACCGCTGATCTTGTGCCATATCCAAGTGTTTTGGTGGCATCGCAAAGTAAATAAGGCTAAAATACAATCAACCCGATGGAGTGTTCTAGCACTCAACACCGGGTCTAACCAAGACGATCACGGAAGGATCGAATATGGCTGATTTAACAACTACACCCGCAGAGGTTTGGCGGGCAATCCCAGATAACGAAGGATATGAGGTTTCGTCTATAGGGCGGGTCAGATCGCTTGATCGGTTTTTGCCTGACGGCAGGCAGCGCACGGGTTGCATTCTGTCGCCGTGGGTTGCGGGGCTTGGTTATCATTACGTTAGCCTCGGTGCATCCGTTAAGATGGGCGTGCATAGGTTAGTGGCCCTGACGTTTCTTGGTCCACCTGTTGGAGAAAGAAAAGAAGCAGCCCACAAGAACGGCAAGCCATCTGACAACCGACTTGAAAACATCGTTTGGTCTTCGCGCTCGGAGAATGAGCAGCACAAGCGGGCGCACGGCACTTATGACAGGCCAGTGAATTATTATAAGCCGGGGCAAAAGAAACGCGGGCCTAAGCCGAGCAGGCACCCTCGCGCCGATGAAATGATTTCGATGCGCAAGTCTGGCGCGACGATACAGGAAGTGGCCGACACAATGGGAATGTCAAAGAGCGGCGCATATGGCGCGCTAAAGGACCGATGCCAGTGACTTTGCAGTTTGAAACATGGCCGATCGAGCGTTGCATCGGCTATGCCCGGAACCCGCGCAAGAATGACCATGCCGTTGACAAGGTGGCGTCTGCAATCCGTGAGTTTGGGTTTCGCGTGCCAATCGTCGCCAAGTCGGACGGCACGGTTGTGGACGGTCATCTTCGGCTCAAAGCCGCCGCAAAGCTGGGCCTGACCGAGGTGCCTGTGATCCTGGCCGACGATCTGACCGACGCGCAGATCAAGGCGTTCCGCCTGAGCGTCAATAAAGTGTCAGAGTTTGCCGAATGGGATGTTGAACTTCTGAAGCTGGAATTTGCGGATCTGGACGCATCGGGCTTTGACCTGACGCTGACCGGGTTTGACTTGGGTGAGATTGCCGACTTCTTAGCAGAGCCAACCGAAGGGCTGACGGACGAGGACGCGGTGCCGGATGCGCCAGAGGTGCCCGTTACTGTTGAGGGCGATGTTTGGCTGTTAGGGCGGCATCGGTTGATGTGCGGTGATAGCACTAGCATTGATGCGGTTGATAAGCTGATGGATGGTGTGACGCCAAACGCTGTCATCACAGACCCACCTTATGGAATTGGCATTGACGGGCAAAAGAAGTCTGTGAGCGCAAACCCCAAACACAACCGCAAGTTTCATGAAAAAAGGGGATGGGACAACGAAAGGCCCAACGCTTCAATTTTTGCGTGGATCGTTGCGTTAGGCGTCCCTTCTGTTATTTGGGGCGGTAATTACTTCGCTGACCTGTTGCCTGCAACTCGTGGGTGGATTTATTGGAGTAAAGGCCAAGACGGCTTAACCATGTCAGACGGTGAACTGGCATGGACGACCGAAGATAAGCCGCTGCGCAGCAAGACTGTAAATCGGGGCGCTTTGCGTGGATCAGTTCACCCGACACAAAAGCCTGCTGAGGTTATAGATTTCTCTGTGGACTTTTTGTCTGTGCCAATTAAGGGCGCGATATTGGACGTGTTTGCTGGTAGTGGGACGGTTTGCATCGTCTGTGAAAACACGGACAGGCGAGCGTTTATGATGGAACTCGACCCCAAGTATTGCGACGTGATAATCCAACGCTGGCAAGCCTTCGCAGGCGCAACAGCAACGCTTGAGGCCACAGGCCAGACATACGACGAGCTAAAGGCTGAACGATGCAACCTCGCCGCCTAAGCGCGCTTGAGGCTGTAGCGTCCACAGCCATAGGATTCGGCGTCTCACTAGCCCTGACGTTCACTGTGCTGCCCGCGTTTGGGTATCACGTCACAGCCTCACACGCTTGGGGCATCACAGCAGTTTACACGGGCGCATCAATCATCCGCTCATACGCGGTTCGGAGGCTTTTCGCATGAAGACCAAGCCCCCGCATGAGCCAACGGATGCCACACGGCAGACGGTTGAGTTGCACACAACAGTCGGCACGCGGCAGGATATCGTGGCGCAAATACTTGGGATCGACCCCAAGACATTGCGCAAGCACTACCGCAATGAGTTGGATTTATCGACGGCCAAGGCAAACGCCACCATCGGCGGCGCGCTATTCAACAAGGCCAAAAACGGCGACACGTCTGCAATGATCTTCTGGATGAAGACGCGGTCCGGGTGGAAGGAAACCAGCGTTGTGGATAACACCAGCAGCGACGGCACCATGACGCCACAGCCCAATGTTCTTCTCACAAACCTGTCGGATGAGGAGCTTGCACAACTTGAACGCCTTACCGACAAAGCAAGAGATCAGCCTGGAATGGGCGAGGCGGACTAACTTAGGCTTTGCCAAGCATTTCTTTCCGATCCGTGAAGGCATGGAGTTTATCGAAGGGCCGCACCACAAGATCATCGGGCAGGCGCTGGATAAGATCCATGCGGGCGAAATCACGCGGCTTATAATCACGCTACCGCCCGGCTACACAAAGACCGAGTTGGCCGTGGTCAACTTCGTGGCCAAGGGGTTTCAGATAAACCCGGCATCTCGCTTCATCCATGCGACCTTCTCGGATGATTTGGCACGGGAGAACAGCGACAAGATCAAGGGCCTGATCCAAACTGAGGAATTTGCGCGGGCGTGGCCGGTTGGTATCGACGCCAGCAGCAGCGCGAAGGACAGATGGAAGACAATTGCGAACGGCGGGATGCTGGCCAAGGCCGCAGGTGGGCCTATCACGGGCTTCCGAGCGGGATACATGGACAAGTCGCGCTTTACGGGCGCGTTGATTGTCGATGATCCGTTAAAGCCTGACGACGCATTCAGCCCGACGAAACGCAAGACGGTGAACCAGAGGGCTACCAACACATTCAGATCGCGGCTGGCCCATGACGGGGTGCCGATTGTCGTCATTATGCAACGGCTTCACAGCGACGACTTCGTGGGGCATTTGCTGAAAGGCGGCACAGGCGAAATATGGGATCATCTTGATCTGCCGGTAATAACAGAGCCGGGGCAAGATTATCCCGCAGAATGGACGCACGGACGGCCTATTAGACATTCGCTGCCCGCTGGCCCCCTTTGGCCGGAAAAGCATTCAGCGGACGAAATAGAGATACTCAAGGCCGACGCCTACACCTTCGCAAGCCAATACATGCAGCGGCCCGTCTCTATCGAGGGCGCGTTGTTCGATATGGGCGGAATCAGGTGGTACAATGAGGGCGGATTGCCCGAGGTTGATTACTACCGGATGTATGCAGACACAGCCCAAAAGACGGGCGAGCGGAATGATTATTCGGTCATAGAGCTTTGGGCGAAATTCAAAGGCGGCGGGGCGGGTCTTATCGACCTGGTTCGCGGCAAGTGGGAAGCGCCAGACCTTGAAAAGAACGCGCTCGCGTTTTGGGCAAAGCATCGCGCGACAGGCAAGAATGTCAGAGGGCTTTGGGTCGAGGATAAGGTTTCCGGCACGGGCCTGATCCAGTCGCTAAAGCGCCAAGGCGTTCCTGTGCAGGGCATCCAGCGCAACAAAGACAAGTACACGCGCGGCCTAGACGCCGCCCCATGGATATCAACGGGGCAGGTGTGGTTGCCTGACAACACGACATTTACCGAGGCGCTGCGATACGAATTGCAGACATTCGACGGCTTGGGAACGGGCTTTGACGATCAAGTAGACCCTCTAATGGACGCGATTGCGGACTTGCTGGGCGGCTCCACATACTCAATCGAAGGTATGCTTTAACATGATCCTAGACGGCCTTCGCAACCTCGTATCAAATCTTGGCACAAGCCGAGACAAGGCATTCGGCGCAGAATATGCGTTTGTGTCTTTGAGCGATGCGCAGCTTTCGCAGGCGTGGCGGTCATCTTGGCTGGCACAGAAAATCGTCAACCTTCCAGCGCATGAAAGCGTGCGGGAGTGGCGGGAGTGGCAGGCGGAAGCGGACCAGATCAGCAGGATCGAAGCTGAGGAGGCGCGGCTTGGGCTGGTGCAGAAGGTTCGCCAAGCGCGCGTTCTGGCCCGTCTGTACGGCGGCGCGGCAATCTACATTGGAACGGGCGACAGCGACCCTACATTGCCGATGGACGTTGGTAGCGTGCGCGCCGGGGGCATCCAGTTCCTAGCGGTCCTGCCTAAGTTGAAACTCTCCGCACAGACCATGCAAAACGACCCCACATTGCCGGGCTATGGCCGTCCGTCGATGTATAAAATGGGGTCCGACACCATCGTGCATCCGTCGCGGCTGGTCATCTTTGACGGCGTGCATTTGCCAGATCCTGATATGACCTCAGATGGCTGGGGTGATAGCGTGCTGCAAGCAACCATGGACGCGGTAAAGGCCCATGACAGCGTTTCGGCAAACATTCTAAGCCTGACATACGAGGCCAAAATAGACGTCGTGAAGATTCCAGACTTTACCGAAAGCCTGCGCAGTGGCGGCTCGGCATACGAGCAGAACATGCTCGCCCGTTGGCAACTCGCAATGACGGGCAAGGGCATCAACGGCGCGCTGATGATTGACGCGGCGGAAGAGTATGAACAAAAGACAATGACCTTTGCGGGTCTGCCTGACATTTGGGACCGCTTCATGGTCTCGGTTTCTGGTGCCTCTGACATTCCCATGACGCGCCTATTCGGTCGCGCACCCGCTGGCATGAACGCCACGGGCGAAAGCGACACGCGCAACTTTTACGACATGATTAAGGCGCAGCAATCCGGCGAAATGCAGCCTGCAATGGCGGTTTTGGACGAGTGCCTAGTTCGGTCAGCCCTTGGGGAGCGTCCCGAGGAAATCCATTTCAACTGGAAGTCGCTTCACCAGCCTGACGCGAAAGACCGCGCTGAAGTTGCGGACAAAATCACCACGGCATTCGAGCGCGTGCATCGCATGGATGGGCTTATTCCAGAAGAAGCTCTGGGCCGCGCGGTCGTCAATGCGCTGACGGAATCCGGCGTTGCGCCCGGTCTTGAGGCCGATGTTGCAGAGTTTTTCGCCGGGCAAGGCGAGGGAGATCAGGAATGAAATTTACTGACGCGGCCACATTAGCAGGAACCCGCAAGACTGCGGACGGATACCTCGTGGCAGAGGCTTTTGTCGCGCGCACGGGCATCCAGCTATACTCAGCGTCCGAGATGGGACTGACTGGCGATGCGCCGGTGCGGGTCTACCGTCCAGAGGATGAAGTCAAAGCCCCGGCAAGCGTGATGACATACACGCACGCGCCTATCACTATGGGCCACCCTGCCGAGGCGGTCACAAAAGACAACTGGGCAGATCTTGCGAAGGGTGAAGTTAGCACCGAAGCCGAGTGGGTGGATGGCAAGTTGCGCCTCCCCCTAATCGTTAAGGATGCCGCTGCCATTGCCGCAATCGAGGCGGGCACCCGCGACCTATCAGCGGGCTACACCAGCGTCATAGACCACACGCCGGGCATCACTGCTGACGGCGAAGAATACGACGCGGTGCAGCGCGACATTCGCATCAATCACATTGCTATCGTGGCCCGTGGCCGTGCTGGCATTGCTCGCATTGGAGACAATGCTGACGCTGGGAAAGACCGGGCGACTTGGGGCGCTTCCCCCATCCCACATGCAGATAAGGAGGTCCGCCCAATGGCAGACAATTTGCAAACTGTGGTTTTGGGGGATCAGGCCGTTCAGGTCAGCGCCGCCGATACCGCGAAAATCGAGGCGTTCAAGGTCTCCCAAGCCAAAGCCCTTTCCGACGCTGAGACTGCCCATATCGCGGCAATCGAAGCCAAGGACGAGGAAATCGGCACGTTGAAAGCTGACCTCAAGACCGCCAAAGACGGCGCGCTTGATCAGGCTGGAATCGATAAGCTGGTTTCTGACCGTGTGGCGTTGGTTTCGACCGTGGCCAAGATTGCCAAGGACGTGAAGCCCGAGGGCTTATCTGACGGTGATCTGCGCAAAGCCGCTGTTGCCCACAAGCTGGGTGATGAGGCCGTGTCCGATGCGTCCGACGCCGAAATCAAAGGCATGTTCGCCGTTGTGGCTCGTGACGCTGGCAAGGGCGATCCGGTCGCGGACGCGATCAAGTCTGGCGTGACGGTTGCGACCGACGCGCGTGCCGAATACGTCAAGGGCCTCGGCACGGCCTATCTTCAACCCGTTGGCAAAGGAGCGTAAATCATGCCTATTCAAGACGCATTCGGGGCAGCTGTTACTGTCATGCCCCTTGGTTACGCCGGTATGATCGCCGAGGGCCAACAAGTTAAAGACGTGGCGTCCAAGCGTGTCACAACCGCCGTGGTCCCGTTCGGGCGCGCTGTCGGTGCCAGCGGTACAGACGAAGGTACATGCCGCCTCGGTGGCGTTGGATTTGAGGGTATCGCCGTCGCTGACAAGAGCCGGGCCAATGACGAGTATATCGTCGGTGAAATGGCGGGCATCTTGCGTAAGGGCACGGTCTGGGTCATCGCATCCACTGCCGTGACTGTGGCAAACCCCGTCACTTTCACTCCCGCAACCGGCGTGATCGGGCATGACCTTGCCACCACGATTGCCGGGGCAAAATTTGAAACTTCGGGCGAGATCGGTGATCTTGTTCGTGTCTACCTGCCGTAAGGAGCAAAGACAATGAACACGCAGATCATGGACGCGCCCGCAGCTTTGGGTTTCGTCATTTCGCAGCGCAGCCACATCGAAGCCGAGGTGATGCGCAAACCCTATCCGACGATCCTCTACCCGCGATTGATGCAGGTGGACACGTCGACAAATCAATTCGCAGCATCCGTCACGTTCTTCACGCAGGATTCGGTCGGGCGCGCAAAATTCATCAATGGCAAAGGGGACGACATCCCGCGCGTTGATATAACGACCGGTAAGTTTGAGCAGACCGTCAATATGGCGGGCGTCATGTATTCCTATTCGATTGAGGAAATTGGCGCGGCGGCACAACTGGGCATGAACCTGCCTACTGAGTCGGCAAATGCGGCGCGGATGGCGTATG